TTCTGTCACTGCCTGGTGATGAATATCAAACTGTGGTCGAGCAAGCTCACACAATCAGCCTTTATAACAAACAATTTTATCTAGAAACACTAGTCAACAAAACCCCCACATAGTGTGGGGTTGTTGAATTATTACTTGATTACTTAATTATACAGCGCCTCTGTGCGTATCTGGAATATGATTCCATGTACAAGTAAATACTTGACCATCTTCAAGAATTGGCCATGCTCTAGGGTTATAAGTGTCATCATCCCAGTTAACCATTGCTACACCGTCAATTTGCCCACTTGCTCTAACGTCATCTGCTGTAACGTAAACAGATGAACTAGCCTGAAGATTTGCCTCCGCCATTATGGCGTCTTCATCAGCAGTGATAGCAGTTGAGGTTCCAGCTACTAATTTATTGTAATAAGTTGTTGTTAATGCAGTTTCACCCAACTCTGTTGCAATATGTGTTTGTGCCGCTGTTGATACAGCCTGGTTGTTAGGTATGTTTGCATCAAACCATTCTTTGGAAATCACTAGTGTTTTTGCGTAATTATATTCTGTTTTTCCTAAGCAAAGTTCACCACCTGTTGCAGTAAGTGAGTATGCTAGGTTACCTGTTGTTGCTTCATCTAATGTGAATGAAAACAAGTGATTGTTTGTGTCTGGTTGCCCAGATCTAACTGTTGTGGAGTCATTGACCGCACCGTTAAATACTTCTACTCCGCCTACGGTTAACACAGCGGTTACATCACCTGCTGATGCGTATGCTTGTCCGTATACTTTAAATGTTCTGTTAGCCATGTGCTATGTTCTCCAATTGTTACAGTTATTTATCCAGTTGCCAATGGCGTAGGACTTCTTGATCGTCAATTTCATGTGGGTTTGGTACTCCATGAAACACGATTATACTTAAATCTTTAAAAATGTGGCTTCGGTCTTTACCTCTATTTGGGTACGATCTGTAAGTAAAGTCCATTCCTCCATCCATTACTTCCCATCTATAACTTTTTACCTGGGATTGGTTTAACCAACGCTTCTTGCTTTCTGGTACTTCTGCATCTACAAAATCTTGATCCCCATTGTATTGTGTCATAATTGCATGATGATTACGTTTGAATTTTTTCCATAAATCTGAATATTCATTGGTATTAAATACCATTACGCTACTATTTATACTCCATTTGTTTTTTTTCCAAAGATAGCGAAAATCTCTAACTGCCCAAAATTGCTCGTTACCTAACCTCAGCATCCAGTCTAGATTGCCTGCTACCACAATGTCTAAATCAAAATAAAACAGTCTACCCTGAAAATCTTTGTTTCTAAACAATTGTGTCTTGTACCACCAGGATTTCTTAGGTCCTGTGACCCCTAGATCTTTAAGGAAATGTTTGTGCCAATGTTTAGGTACTTCTCTAGCTTTTTCAGTCCATATGTGAAAACGTATAGGACAACTAAAGTTCCTACGTAGGCCAGCTTCTAATTTCTTAGCATAGTCTAAGGTATAGTATGCACCGTGTAATACACAACCACAGTCTATACCATTTTCCATATAGTCATCTACCTGTTTCATAATGCTAATTCCAATCTTGATATCCAACGACCATCTTCTATTTCTTCTAGTAGATACTCAGTGTGAGCTATTTCTGTTAGCCATTGTTCTGTAGCTTTATTTTTTAGGCGGCGCAGTTTGTTAATGTTGTTACTTATTGGATATGCTAGGCTATATTCACTAGTTATTATCGGAGTTCCTTTAATAGCGGCTTGTATGCCGGGTCCACTTGAGTAATTAACTACACAATAGTAGTTGGTATCAAAATCAAAGTCATCATATGTTCCTTCTAGCTTGCGAGGTTGTTGGCTAGGTATAGTTAACGGTGACCTAGGATGACTACGCACTACTATATCTCTATCTGTTTGATCTTGTATAATTTTAATCTGTTGATTAATCCAGTCTTCTTGACTGTTTAGGTTAGCCAGTTGATGGCTTTTATGATGCTGTGCCGCTATTAATATTTTTCCATTATTTTTTAACTGTGTTTTTAGTACTAACCCTAATTGTTTGGGCCTGTTATAATCTAACTTTTCCTGATGTCCATAATAGCCTTGAGTTGTAATATTATTAACACTTATCTTCCAGGTAATATTTCGTTTAAGGGCACCTACTTCAATAATAATTACAGGCTTATTCTGACTACGAAAGTGTTCATGTATTTCTTTGTTAGGGGCCATACGTCCTGCCCACAAACATGACCATATGACAGCACAGTCAGCAGACATATCATTTTCTACAACCTTATAATGCTTGCTAGCACTTGCTAAAAACGCAGTCAGAACTGGTTTTGAGTTTAGTGAAGTGTGTGCAGAAAAATGTGTCAGTGTTTTCATCGAAATAAATATATGCTAATATAATACTATGTATCCTGTTTTGAAGGACAAGGTGAAAAATTTGAAATATACTCTAATAACAACATTCCACGAAGAAGGAATGCAACAATACGGACAGAGGATGATTGATACTTTTGAAAAGTATTGGCCGGAGCAAATTGATCTTGTTGTGTACACCGAAAACTGTAGTCCAACAACTACTAAAGAAAACGTTCGTGTAGTTGACCTACTTGCCGCAAGTAAAGAATGTAGAGATTTCGTTGAACGACACAAAAATAATCTTCGAGCACACGGTAAAGATGTTGAAACACAGGATCCACGTAAACAATTTAAATGGGACGCTGTTCGTTTTTGTTATAAAGTATTTGCTACACAGCTAGCAGTAAAAACTATTGTAGACACTGATTGGCTAGTATGGTGTGACGCTGACACGCTTACACATACTCCTGTACCTGTAGAATTTATGGGATCAATATCGCCGTTCAACGCTATGATTACATATCTAGGAAGAGGTGACAAATATCATCCAGAATGTGGGTGGGTAGGATACAATTTAAGACATCCTAACACCAGACTGTTTATAAATGAATTTGTCACGCAGTACACAGATGACTTATTGTTTGACTTAAAAGAGTATCATGACAGTTATGTATGGGGTACTATCTGGAAACGATACAGAGAAAATCCTAAAAATGAATTTTATAATTTAAACCCTGCGCCGGATACTAAAGGCTTTGCTGGCCATCCCTTTGTTAATAGTGATCTAGGACAATACCTAGATCATGTTAAAGGTAAACGTAAGAAAGAAGGTCACAGTCGCAAGAGAGATCAAGGTGTACACACCGACCACCCGTATTGGGCATCTATAAAGGAGAATGAATAATGTATCAAGAACACGGTTGGTGGTTTCCGGACTACGACACCCATTTTGTTGGCATGTTAACTAAAAATATTAGAAAAGGTGGGGGGCCTGTTTACCAAGAACCCGTTAGAACTAAGTCATTTGAGTTTGTGCAACACAAAGGTCTAGCGTTGGATATAGGTGCCAATGTAGGCTTATGGAGTCGTGACATGGCTGAACAGTTTGAACAAGTTATAGCGTTTGAGCCCGTTGCTGACTTTCGTGCGTGTTATGAAAAGAATGTTGACATGACTAAAGTTGATATGCGTGCTCATGCGTTAGGCAACGAAACTACTAAAATTAACATGGTTATTACACCTGAGAACACAGGTCATAGTCACGTAGATGTTACCACAATGGGTGACGGTACTATAGATATGTTTAAGATAGACGATTTAGACTTACCCAAGTTTGACTACTGCAAAGTAGATTGCGAAGGCTATGAAGAAAATATCCTATTGGGCGGTGAAGAAACATTTAAAAAATATAAACCCATTATGGTCATTGAACAAAAAGGCCATGCTGATGTAGGATTTTATTCCAAATACGAAGCCAAAAGTCTTTTAGAAGTGTGGGGTGCTCGAGAACTGTGTCGTGTTCGTAACGACATTGTACTAGGATGGGCGTAGGTCTCTAAGGATATGTGTTAGGCACTTGCATTAGCGTAACAAACGTATGCGTACCTGAACTTTATATTTTAGATTTTAAAACTGAATACACCTGCAACATACATGCCTTGTTAACCGCACACTTTCATCAATGGAATATAAACGAAATAACTCAAAGTTCTGAGTTGTACGCTAGTTATTCTGGTTGTTACACACACCAAGAACTAATGGAAATAGCTCAATCTTCTAAGTAAGGTTTAAAGTGTTTCCAAACACTTCCATTAAGAAGTTCACTATCACTCCAATGGCACGCGGCTAAATCATATAACCATTGACTACGTTCCGGACAGTCCGGAGTTAGTATATTGTTTATGTCATGATTAGACACTTCCCAAGTTACGGCATCGTCATCAGTCACAAATGCAGGCACGCCTGCTAATATACTAGCAACAGCACTTGAACTATTATAAAATACACTAGCGTGAGCTCCGGCTAGGTCTTGATCTAATGTGCTACCTTTTACACTTTCATATACGTTAGGTTGTTGACTATATCCTGACAGGTCATACTTGCGTTTTGGATGGGGCCTAACCAGTATCGGCATGGCTGTATGTTTTCTAATACTAGTTACGGTGTTAGCTAACCATTGATCTAAATTAGTACCTTTCATGTTCCAGCCGCCGTCACGCTGTAGGCAAATTAAAATATGACTACCTTGACCTAAGGTTTTCCAAGGCTTCATGTTAGTCATACGTAAATCATATCTAATCTGATTCCACTTTTGATTGCTACTGCCTTTATTAGCATATTCATTTTCATTGTAATAAACCCCGTCGAGACTATAACGAACATAGTGACTGGTCGGGTCAGCAAACTTAAAACAACTTCCGTCTATGGGCATACAATGCTGTTTATTATCACGTGCCCAGTCTATTACTGCTTTACGCAAATGAATATGCGGACCCGAAAATGTTTGTCCGTACCACCCAATGAATACACCTAGTCGTGCAGGAATTACTTCGCATTTGGTCTGAACAAATACATTAGCACCGGCACGTTGGCAACCTTCAGCAAATGCTTTTAATATTTGTGCTTTACGATCATGGTCTGCTATTCTAGGCAAACTTGAGAGATAGACTACTACATCATACATGCCATATCTCCATAATCTTCTTAGCTGTTCCGTCTAATAACTCTTCATTGGTAAACTGACTGTAACTCAAATAACATAACCACTGACTGACGTCATCTCTGTACAGGTTATTAATTTTATCTAAACTATTTCTGCTAACAGGATTTGTTATGTGCTTGCCTAATGTAATTATAGGTACGCCGGCCCACACTGATTCAGTTAGTGCATTTGAACTGTATCCAACTACACAATAAACTGATTGATCGTTTAATAGATCGTTGTATAAGCTAGTCCGAGTTTTTCTAGTGCCATCTTTTGTTCTGACTATTATCTTTTTATCAGTAAGGTTTGTTAATTCTTTTTCTTGTGCTTTTGTCCATTTTTCCTGATTCAATCCATAGACTTTACATATGTATTCGCTAGGCGGTATTATTAATATTGTGTCTCCGCCAGTTCTCCAATGTCTAGGGAATCTAAACCCGTCTAACCTGTTTCGATTATCTAAAACCATTCTTAGCAGTCGGTCCATTGGAAAGATATGTTTAGGTAAGTCTGTATGGATATCGTTACGACATAACCTATGCCATTCTTTACTTTCACTGTCTCTAACAAAGTTAGTATATCCTGAGTCGACAAACCACAGTGGAAAATTGTTTGTTATTTTATTGTGTAACAGCTCTTCATTGTTTAAAATATTCCTAATTAAACAGTCTTGTTCTGAATGACTATACGTATCAGGATTACGAAATTTACTGTTTTCAAATATACCCGCCGACAATTTCTTCATGTGGGTGTTGGTTGTAGATTTTAGATATTGGTTTAATAATAGTCTCTTACCTTTCGGCACATTTCCATTACCATACGCACTACATATTCTATCTAAATTATCTAAAACAAAATGTACTAACTTTCTTCTTTTAAATTTCCATATTGATCGTACTTCTAATTTTATTAGCTTGCGCCATTTATCTATATCTGCCAAGACAGCCTTGTTAATCCTGTCTTTAGTTGCCAATTTAGTTCCATCAAAGTGTTTGGTATATACTTTCTGACAGAAATGCCAGTGTGGGCCTTGTCTGAACCTCTTAGCTATTAATTCCCCTGCTATAAATTCAGATAAGTCATCATCATTAATAATAGTATAGTTAGCCATTTAATATGTCCCAAGCGGCTCCACTTGCCATTTCTTTTCTTGTAAACTGACTGTAACTTAAATGCCTAAGAAGTGCATCAACTTCGTCACTGTGTGGTATGTATGGATTTTCTATTTTAGCTAGGTCATCATAACAAAGATGTTGTGCGGCATTAGGACCTAATGTAAATGCTGGCTTGCCGTTTATTAATGCTTCAACAGCAGACACTGAATTATATGTAACTAAACAATGACATTCTTTAAGATCTTCTTCCATTGTGTTCTCAGCAAATCTTTCATCTCTGGCCCGCTTTAATCTAATCCTAATAGGTCGATCGGTATGTTTTTTTATTTCATTTACAGTTTCTTCAATCCATTGTTCTTGATCAATGTCCCACAATGTAAAACTTTTTGGGCTAGGTGGTGCAACTAGTATACTACGTCCCGGAGCAAATGGCTTAGGTTGTAATAGAGCTGGTTTAACTAGGTTAGCTTTACGATCACTTTTACTTCGTATCCATTCTATAAACCATATAACTGATTGCAGTCGATCTCCTGGTCTTTCAATAATCGGACGGAGGTCATGTACATGATTTTGTATTACACGATGATATTGTTTTTTATTTTGTACATTGCCTATATAACCGTTATCAATATAGAAGAAGTTAATGTCATTTTCCCAACAATGTTTAACCGCTTTAATCATTTGTGCACCATACAATATTATGATATTATCATGGTAGTCTCTTGCCTCTTCCCAACTAGTAGGTGTTCCGTTACACCCTTGAGTAAAGTTATACATAGCGGTTGTTAATATCTTTTCATGATTTCTAGGTAGTTGATCATGTGTCTTTCTATTAACACAAAGTATATCAGTGCTAGTGATCGTCATCTAGTAGATCAATCCTTTGTTGGCAGTAATCAGTAAACAATCTTTCTTGGTGCCAATCGTTGGCCATGCCAGTGTCAGCAAACTCATGGAAACAAGGAGTGCCTAGAGTATAGTGTACTAGTTTAGCATCTGGATTATCATCATACTCTGTGGCTAACCAATTCCATTCCTTGGGCAGTTCGGCTATTCTCTCATCTCGAGTCCATTCGAATCTATGTAAGTGAGCTCCTTTTGAGTTTTGTATATATTCAGGTGTTAGCTTCTTACAAGGCATCATACCACAATTAAAAATCATTACGCTAGACCAGTTCTTTCTAGGATAGTCGTCGTTTCTAGATCCTAAATATTTAACAGGCATTTTGGTCTTATAGTCATGTTTAACAACAGCGACATCCCAACCCAGGAATTTTTTTGTTTCATTCCATAATTTTGCTATATCATCTTTGACTATCATGTCGCCATCAATATAAATTGCTTGCCCAATATAACCTGCCATGTGTGGCACTAGAAATCTAGAATATATGAAATGATTGGATCCGTCGGTGTGTGTTTCTTCATATCCTGACAGCAGATTAAGTGCTAGCGGGTGTATACTTACCGGCTGTGTGGCATGTCTTATAATTGAGTTTACGCAAGTATGAAATGCTATCGCTTCTCTAGGATCGTACCCTATGAATACTGGTATAGTTTCTTGTTTGTCCATGCAGATATTTATCTACGTAGTTTATCAGTGAGTATTATATGAGTTGTTGTGGCCGGCAAACCATTCCAACACTAAATCTTCTTGTTTAACATATCCCCATCGATTAATACTATTCACAGCCGAGTCGGGTAATAGATCTAGTTCAACTAAGTCTCTCCAGGAAGTAGTACGAGGATTTTGTGGTGGTACTTTACCTTTATAAACTATTGCCTTAATCCAGGGATCACGTAGTCCTTTATTAAACATTCCTGATTTGCAGTCCCATCCATTGCATGCAAGCATATGTATTAGGTTAACTAAAGTGTAATGGTGGTATTCATTATTTAAATTTGAAATATCATGTTTATTATATTTGATATTTGTAGTTTGTGGTACTTGTAGTATTAGCATACCATTTGGATTAGCTAATTCCCACCAATGGCGTAATGTGGCCATAGGATTAATTGCGTACTGAAAACTGTTATGGCTAGTAATAACGTCATACTGGTCTGGATCTAATCCAGTGCTTTCCATATCTAATGTTAAGTGAGTAACATTGTCGTGTTTGACATTGAATTTGTCTCCGTCATCAATTACAAAACTTTTAATATTCAACGGTTGAGCAATGCCAGAAGATTCAACCTCAGGGTCTGTTTTTCTATTGGCCCACCATTCTGCATCTAGGCCTTGGCCTCCACCCATATCAGCAACAGTACCAACAGATATCATAAACTCATAAAAGGATTCAATAACATCTAATACTTCACGTGAGTGAGCGTGACTTTCTTGTGGGGACCCAAACATTATAGTTGTATGTCTTCCATTCCACTTGCTCTCAATCTAACTACATGACCTAACATAAAGTTTTTGCTTTCGAGACCCTTCATTATACCTAACCATTGGTTCCTAAGTAGAGCGATATCATTAATTAGTGTTTCATATTCAATAACTTCATCCTCACCGTCTACATATTTTTCAGCATCACGACTTGTTAATGCTCGTTGATATGCTTCTAGATATTTTTGAAAGTGCTTGCGTCGAATCTTACGCAATTGTATGTTTAAGAAATTTAATACTGCTTCTATTTCTTGTAGTTGATGGAAACGATGTTCTGTAATACCTGGCAAGTCTGCTATATTACGTTCTACATAACCGTAGATACTAACATCTTTTTTGGCACCTAGTAATTCATTCCGATAGTGCATTAGGAAGTCTGGTAAGTTACCAATGTTTTCAACTACCTTATTGTACCACATTAGTAATCATCGTCCTCTTCGTCACTATCGTCTTGTTCGTCACCCCAGGTGTCTAAACCGTCATCTTCCTCAACCTCATCTAACACATAGGCTGTCAACGCATGTTTGATATCTTTATCCTGACCAAGGTCGCTAGATTTAATGGCTTCGCCGTCAACCCCTAAATTATCAATTAGTGCATTAACAACATCCATTGCGGCTTGTTTTTCATCTGTTACGTGATCTTTAACTGCTAACCATACTTCAGCGGCTGATACCAATGATTCTGCCATGTTATTTTTCCTCTGTAGATAAAGTTTCTACTACGGTATCCGGTGCTTGCTGTTCAACAGCAGTATCGTCCATAGTTTCTATTTCTTCAATACTTATCTCTTCTGCTATCTTTCCGTAACTTGCCATAATCTTATCTAAACAGCCATCTTCGTTTAGTTCCCAGGCTTTACGGAACATTTTAATTTCGTCAGCACTATCAGCAACACCAAAGCGTAATCTGTTGCCGTCTTTAACTAGTAAGCCTGCTTTTTCAGCCATGTCAACTAGTCCACTGTAAGGGCTCATACCTGTTGAATAAGGAATTTTAACTTGTACACCTTCGAATGGTTTTGCATAACGTGTTTTCATTACCTTACACCCAGCCCTAATACCTCTAACATCAGATATCTTATTGCCACCTTCGTCTTCTTTCAGTTTAAGTTTCTTCATAGCAACTACAATACTTGATGCGTAAATAAAACCTTGACCACCTGATATTTTATCATCTGGATCAAACATATCTTGTGAAGCGTATGTGTGATTAGTACATACTATCCCAATATTAAGTGCGCCGATCATGTTAACAGTATTACGTACCAGTGATGTTAATGCTTTAGGTTTACGTCCCATATCACCTTTCATATCACCTGCTTCAAACTGGTTAACGTCTGTAGGAGTTAGTAACATACCTAACGAATCAATAACAAATAATACCTTAGCTCTATTTTCAGATGGCATGTCTCTATATTCTTTTACAAATTCAGAAATAGTTTTAGCTACGTCATCGATCATGGCCATGTTCAATTTAAGTAGTTTCTCTTCTGTTGTGTCAACACCTAAGGCATGTAGCCATTTCTCATCAAGTGCATTCTCACTGTCAATCAAGATAACAAATATACCTTGATCTTGTGCATTTTTAACAATGTTACCTGAACAGATGTAACTCTTACCTGCTCCAGACTCTCCAGCAAACACTGTTACCTTACCTAACGGAATGCCTTTAGTAAAGTCGCCACTAAT